AGCTTTTCTTTAAGCACCACATTCATTGCGGTAAAGATTTTAATATCTAAAATATCTTCAATAACTTCTCGCCGTGATGCTGCAGGTAGTTGCATGAATGGCGTAAATGACGCAGATCCTAAAATTACAATCTGTGTAAAAGACTTATAATTTAATTTTAAAATACTTTCTTCAAGATATTTTTGATAGTCACGAGATGCGGCATCTTGATTAATTAAAACAGTATCAACCCAAATTTCAAATATTCCAGGTTTAATTCCTCGCACAATTTTGTAATGCTTCTTACCAATATTAAACTCAATCTCCACCAAACAATTTTTATTGTTAATGGTGTTGACCAATTGTGGCTTATTAATATTACGATAAGGTTTTCCGAACAATGCAAAACAGATAGCATCTAATAGGGTACTTTTCCCGCTACCATTTTCGCCTACAATTAATGTAGTTGGACGCTTATCTAATTGAATTGTGGTAAAGGCATTTCCTGTTGAAAGAAAATTGCGCCAACGAACTGTTTGAAAATGAATCATGATTGTATATTTTGTGCTTCAACATATAATGTTTTTAGCAACGTTTTCAACCGTGTCTTATCTTTTGTCGTTTCTGTAGCATCAACGAATTCAGAAAGTAATGTCATGGTATCTTCAATATTTAAATTATCATCAATGGCTTGACTCTCAAAATCAGAAAAATCTTCATGGATCGTCAATTCAATGATTTCATTAATATACAACGACTCAACGAATTTGTCAAATTTTAAATAATCTGTTTTATTCACTACGATCAGTTTCACACACGCATGCTTGTAATTTTTTGCATCGTAGATAATTGGTTTGGTATCATCATAATAAATCTTATGAAACATCTTGTTTGGATTTGCGATGAATACCAATTCCTGTGTTTGGATGTCTAAGGTATGAAATCCTCGCACATCATCATAATCTGACCAAGTAAATTCATAGGGACTACCTAAGTAATAGATGTTTTCATCCGCACTCCGGTGATGAAAATGTCCCGTCAATACCATATCAAACTGACTTAACATATTTCGATCCATCCCGCCATCATTCTTGACCCCGCGGAACATATGAAATCCTTCAATTTCAAAATGCCCGATACAATAGGTTGAGGAATCTTTTAATACCTCTAATGACTCATCATAATTGTCAGAACAAATCCACGGCGAGAATGTAAAGGTCTTCCCGTCAATTATTTGCTTACAGGGCTTTTCAATAACCGTGATGTTGGGATATTCTTTTAATAACAAATTTAAGGAATTCACATCATTGGTATTCTTATAATAGGTATCATGATTACCTAAAATCACAGTCATGTCAATATTACGTTGTTTTAACTGCTCAAAAAAATATTGTTTACATGAATGTAAAATACTGAAGTTAATATATTTGCGCCGATCAAAAACGTCACCTAAATGAAAGATCGTTTTAATTTGATGTTCGTCAATATAGGGAAAGAATACTTCATCATAAAACTTTCGAAAAAACGTATCAAATTGATGTGAGTCATTACGTGCGCCAAAATGTGTGTCTGCTAAAATAGCGACTTTCATTTAGGCCTCGAAAATAGCAGAGTTTGCCCCATGTTCAAACACTTCGACGCTCTTAAGACGCACACGATTGTCAGTTTGATGTGCAATTTGTGGTGCAATGTCTGTGTACACCATTTCGGCAAACCGTTCGCACCCTACTGCGGGGAGGATACGTAAATCACATCCGCCGAGCTTTTCAAGACGCTTGAAATCTTCAAGCATGGGATCATCATCTGCTACGGCTAGGGTATGATCAAATGTATGATCTAAATATTCCTTAATCCACTTTGTATTGCCGAAATCATATACCCAATTTCTATGATCTAATGTATCGCTTTCAAAGATAAAGCGAAATCCTAAGCTGTAACCATGCAATAAATTACAATGTGAGTCGGCGCGCCATTGACGAAAAGCACAACTCATCCCGCGGTCATTCCCAAATGTCTTTGTCGAAAAGTATTTCATGATTACCTCGAATGGTGAAGAAGAATATTTTCTACATGGGTTACAGCCACATCCCACGAAACTGGTCCTGTTTCATCTGCATATTCAACCGGATCGGGACGACCTAATCGAATAAATGCTTCAATACGTTCGACTGATGAAGCTGATTTATAATCAGAATACCATACATCATCGTGCATCACCGGCTTATATGAGGTATTTGTATTTGCAAAAATAAAATCAAAATCAACGCTTAATGTTTGACATGATTGTTCAGCATCACATAAAATTGAAAACTTATTATCGTACAAGTATGGTGTGCTTACCTTTACCTTGTCTGCACCCCAATTACCTAACGTAAATGCCGTGAAGTCGGCATCACGAAATTCTTGACGACAATCCGGATAAATTGCGTGATCACCTGCGTGAATTCCCATAGCAATTTCAACATCACAATTCTTTTGATTTGCAATACTTAATGCAACCGCTTGAATTATAGACGAAAAAATCTTGTTACGATTTGGGACAACAGTTTCCTTCATGTTCTCTTGTTCGTAATGCCCCTCAGGGACTTCTGCACCGCCGACAACTAATGCAGAGTTTAATAGCGATCCGATATTCAATGATACGATTTCATGACGAATAGGATACTTATTAAGCTTCAAATAATTTGCAACCGACTTTGCACACTCTAATTCATAGTGATGCTTTTGTCCATAATCAAAACTCAATGCCGTTACTTCATAATCTCTTGCAAGTAGATGAAGTAATAATGATGTTGAATCCATCCCGCCACTCAAAGAAAGAACCGCTTGTTTTTTCATATTATTGTCTCCACATTTTCTTGGTATACATGTGTGCATCAATTAAATACTTTGCGTGATTTAGCAGTAAATACGACGATGAAGCACGAACTGGATTAATATCAATTCCACCACGTCTGGTGTATAAGCATGTTACAAACAATTCATCAGGATTGAACTTATCATGCAATCGCTTGTAAATACATTCACAAATTTCTTCATGGAAATGATTTTCATTTCGCATTGATACCAGATATTGTAAAATACTCTCAGGAGATACTGTTTCCTTGCCGAGCATGTAGATATATACATCTCCCCAATCAGGTTGATTCGTTACCCGACAATTTGAACGAAGATTTGAGCTGTACACCGCCGTAACTTTATTACTGACATGATGTTCTGACGTAAGTAAGTCAGGAGCTTCGTTATACTTATCAAATTGCATATCCATCGTATTCAAATTATCAAGATTTTTGAACTGTCCTTGAACAGGATTCTTTGGATTATTTGTTTCGATAGGAATGAAGATATGTGCAGAAACCGTAGGACCTAAAATTTCACACAAATCGGTTTCAATAATCTTCTTTGCAGTATCAATAACCTGTGAAGGTAGATCACCTAACTTGCACATATTAAATGAATTCAAATAGAGCTTCAAAGACTTTGATTCAACAATATGTTCAGATGATGCTCCATAAACAATCTTCACATGTCCGACAACAGGAAACCCATTATTTGTGAGTGCAGAGAACTCATAAGCATTCCAGACATCAACGCCGATAAATGGGAGATTTGCTTCATCAATATTATACTGTGTGCGATTAAGTACACGCGGCACAGGAACTAATAATGATTTATCAATGAAGTCAGGTGTAACGTAGGGCTTTACAATTGTCCCGTCACCTGCTTTACCTAAATGTTTTGATGCAATTTGTTCAATTAAAGACATAATTAATCCAGGGCTGAAAGTGAAGCTATATTTGACCGACGACGAATACCATGTGACATTACGTGCGAACTAAAATTGTTATACCATTGTAATATATCACGTTCTGTATGAATATTCAAGAGGTGACCAATGGGAGATGAATCACCTGGTTCTTCCCAAATATCTTCCGCACGTTTCATAAAATTTTGTACTTGATAATATGTATGTGCTTGCTTGATTAACATTCCGGCAATTTGTGCATTACCACCAAGTGCTCTAGCGTTTTCGCGCAAAGTAGTAAACTTCAAACTACTTTCACCATCTAGACCAAAAATTAATTGATTATATTGATCATGTGTTACCAACTTATCAAACGTATTATGAAAATACTTATAGATGTTATCAAACACTTCTACGGCTAAGGGTGTTTTATGTGTCCCGTAACTCTTACATGTTCCATTTAATTTAATTAATCCCATATCATAACATGATGTATGAGATGTAGAATCATAGGACACACGCTTAAACGTATTTAAAAACCCTGATCGAATTAAAAAGATAATAGGACGTAAACGATATAATGACCCAATACCCAAAAAGTGTACGTGGGAACTAACAGCCGGATGACAATCTTGACTAATTAAATGTGCAGCATGTAACATCTTAATAGATTCAAGCT